TTATTTATCCGTTTTCTTATTTTTAGCGATATGCATGATTTCATAATAGTTGTGTAGGTAGTTATTTACGGCTTGCTCGACTATTGATTCATGCTCTGCATTTTTGCGCTCATAAAAGCCACCAGGTAGCTTTCGCTTTGCGTCTTGCATTGCGGAAATAATTGTTCCTAGAGTTTCATCGTTCAGCCCTTGCTCCGTAAGAAATAGCTCTTCATCAAGTAGATGGAAAACCATTTCAGCCAAATCAATATCACTCACACTTTTGGCTATGTTTACAATTTTGTGAATGTCATGTTCTTGTGGGGCCTCCCCAAACAAAATGCTATCCAAACTGATTAGTCTATTCGCAGCCATATTAACCATATGATCATATGGAATTTTATTCCTTTTTTTCCAAGTTGCGATTGTTGCTTTTGCTACCCCTAATGCTTCAGCTAACTCATCTTCAGAAGAAACCTTTAGAGCACCTGCCAATCTTGTAAGTATCAATTGAATGTCTAAGTCTTTTTTCATTTTGAACCTCAATTTTTCATTTTGACCTTGACATGGTCAAAATGAACTTCTAATGTATGTCGTACACCATGCAATTTCATAATGAACTTGCATTGCGGCGAATATTACCTGAGTGAGTCAAAATGAAAAGTGTGTATTTGTACAGTGCTAATGCTGATTTATATACAAAAGTGAAAGCTGGTTTTCTGTTGCAAAACTCTTCACTGAATCAATGGTGCATTGAAAACGGAGTTACAAGACAGATGGCAGCTCAAGTACTTAAAGGTGGTTGGAGTGGACCTAAAAATACGAAATTACGCGAACAATTAGTTCAAGCTTCAGGTTTAGTGGAGTAACTCAAATGTATATGTCCATAAAACAATTAAAAGGACTTGTTGGTTTGCCAATGTCCGAGCAAGGGATCTACTACCGAGCGACAAAGGAGGGTTGGAAAAAACGTAAGCGTCAAGGCACAAAAGCTTTTGAATACCACATCGACTGCCTTCCAGCCGAAACTCGTACAGCCCTTCTACAGAAACAAGCAGCGGAAGAAGCAGAGCAAGCTGAGGCGGAGGAAGCCCGAGAAGTCACTAGCGACGAGCTTTGGTATGAATATGACCTTGCCTCTGAGTCTCAAAAGGATCGCGCTAAGCATGCACTTGAACTGTGTTTACGTGTTCAAAAGTATGTAGATAGTGGAGATAAGCTAGTAGCGGCAATGAAGCAGGTTGCTGCTGAATCTCATGTTACTTATGCACGTATCCATCGTTGGTTCTATATAAGTCCAGCTTTGCGGACCAAGCATATCCCACAGGGTGATTGGTTGCCGTCCCTCCTTGATGGTCGCGGTGGTGCAACTCGCATGGCGCACATTCCAGAAGAAGCGTGGGAGTTCTTTAAAGCGGACTATCTTCGCCCTGAAATGAAATCAGGCACAGTCATGGAGTGTTACCGTCGCTTAGAAAAATTAGCGAAAGATAAAGGTTGGGAACTGCCTTGCCACAGGGTCTTTACCGCTCGCATTAAGCGCGAAATTCCAAAAGAGCTGGTTATGCTCAAACGCTTTGGTAAAGCCGAGTTTCAAAAAAGCATGCTGCCATCACAGCGTCGTTCTCGCAAAGGCTTGCATGCCATGCAGATTGTTGCTGGTGATGGTCACGTCGCTCGCGTGTTCTGCAAGACCGAAGATGGCAACATATTCAGACCTACTATCTGGGCCTTTATTGATGTGTACAGCTCGATGATTGTTGGCTATAGCGTCGATTTAACCGAGAACACAGAGATGTTGACCATTGCCATTCATCGGATGGTGAGCAAGTACGGCATTCCAACTCAATACACACTCGACCGAGGCAGCGTTGCACTTGGCGAGGCTATCACTGGTCGATTGTCACGCCCTAAACGTGACGGAAGCGGCAAGCTAACTCACAAGAAGTTCGATACCTACGAAGTTGAAGGTGCTATCACAGCGATGGGTTCAACCGTTAGCTGGATTCGAGGCATTGACGATAACGAAGGTCGCTCTGGTAACTCTCGTGCAAACCCTGTAGAGCGCCTTTGGCACTCAAAAGGTGGCATAGGTCAGCTTGAGCGCCATCCAGTTTTCGCCAATGCGTACACGGGCGCATCGATAACCGATAAGCCAGCCAACTACAACAGTGCAAACGCTGTGCCTTTTGAAACGTTTTTAACGATGTTTGATGCATGGGTTTATGAGTGGAACAACCAAGAAGGTCGCCGTACTGAAATGGCTATGGGGCAAGGCTTGAGTTACGCGCAAGTGTTTGAGCGTAGCTATAAGCAATCAGCGATTGCTAAGCCCACCAGCGCTCAGTTGGCTCTTTGCTTATTGCGTACACGCAAAGCAGCGAAAGTGTATGACGGCGGCATTGTTGAACTGAATGCTGGCAGCTACTCCAAGCACTTAACTAATCGCTATCAGTCATCGCTGCTTTATGAGCATGTCGGCTCTAAAGTGAAGTTGCGTTTTAACCCATACGACTTGACGCAGTATGTATTGGCATTCACCGAAGATGATCGCCTTATCGGTCAAATCCCACTAGAGAGCGATGTTGATTACACCGACCTTGGTGCAGCTCGTCGTCAACGCTTACTTGGTGAAAGCGAATTGGCTCGCACTGAAATGATGGGCGACTTGATGATAACGAAGACTATCGACGAACTAGCCGAGGCGCTTACACCAAAAGAGCACGAGAAGACCGATATTGGTGGTCCAGTACCCGGCATTACGAAAATGGTGCCAGACATGCCAAGAGAGCTTGGTGGTTTTGAACAAAAAAGAAAGCGTGCCGTTGGACATGACACGCTTGAAGAAGATTACTCAGAGTTTAGTAGCGAAGAATTTAACAATGCATTCGTTCAACGCTGGGGTGAGTAACAAAGTGCGAGTACAAATATGAGTCAAATTATAGAACAAGTCAAACAAATCAAAGAACGCGAGAGTTTCTCGAATCGAGATATCGCTCAGCAAGCTGGCTTTGGTGAACAGATTCTAAGTGCATTGCTTAAAGGCAAGTACACAGGTGATACAGAGAAGTACGTTGAGATGCTTCGCAAATGGGTTAACGCACAAGCAGCGAGAGGCGTTAAAACCGAGTTTAAAAACGGTTTAAAAGAGCCTGCGTTCGTGATGCTACCTACCACTAAAAACCTAATGAGCATCATGCAGGTTTCTCAAAGCTTAAAGCGTTGGGGGATGGCATATGAAGGTTCTGGTGTTGGCAAGACCGAAGCAGCTCGCGAGTACCAACGCGAAAACCCAAACGTGTGGATTATCACCGTATCTGAGTTTGCGCGCACGTCGATGGCCGTGGTTGATGAACTAGCGAGGCTAATGGGGACTGATGTGCAAGGCATGACGCTTGCTCGCAAGACTTCTCGCGTTCGTGAGGCGTTAGATGGTGCGCATGGCCTTATCGTTATCGACGAAGCGCAGTATCTATCAGACAACACGCTAAACGGCATCCGTATCCTTGCAGAAGGCGTTGCGGGGGTCGTGTTACTTGGTAATGACGTGGTGCGCTCTCGCATGCAGGCAACGCGCTCGGTTATCAACTTAAAGCCAATCTGGTCGCGCACTATTCGCCCTCTTCGCATCGAGACATCAAGCGCCGATGACATTGCAGCATACATGAATGCTTGGGGTATCAATGACGCATCAATGATTGCGTATGCTCGCAAGGTTATCCCGAAGACCAACGGTCAACTGCGCACCCTTTGTGATGCTATCAAAATGGGCTGCTCACTGGCCGATTCAGCAAGCAAACCGCTTGATGAAATGTACCTTAAAAAAGCGATTGGATATCTAACTGACACGATTAAGTGAGACGTTATGAAAAGCGATTTACGAACATCCGAGTTAATACTGGCGCACATTCAGCAACACGGACCTGCGACTATTAAAGAGGTCGAAAGTGCTCTGGGAGAGTGCGACCCAATGGTTCATGCGACAATGCATAAGATGGGGCAGCGCGGCGTATTGAGTAGAGATTACCGCACATATGCCATCGGCTCTGTTCCTTTGTTTTGCACTTGCTTTAAATGCTTTATGGAAAAGGAAATATGGCGATTTAAAGAGTATGGCTTATGTTCCGCATGCCATTACGCCACGAAACCAAGAGCACCAGCGGGTGCAAAAAAATATGAAGTGCTTTTCCCCGAATGGGAAGAAGCCGTAGCAATCAATCGAATTATCAATTTACCCCGCTTTACGAAGGTCAGGGTTAAAGCACTAACTAAGGAGTTACGCACATGTCGTTAGCAGAGCAAGTTGTGGTACTTGGAGGCTCTTGGGTTGACCAACGCAAACAAATGGGTCGCTCTGAAATCTTGGTTTGTGAACGCCCATTATCACTCGATAAAGAAGCAGTACGCGCAGAGATCGGTGACCAGAAGCCGTTTGATATTTATCAAGTTAAGAATGGCATTGGAACGCTCATGAACGCGCTCCGAATCGGACGCAGTGTGATTATTTGGGAGCCAGTTCATGACGACTGAAACTATCGGTGTTATTGGCGTGGTCTACATTTTGTTTTTTTACACCATGCTCGCTTTTGATGTGTGCAAGTTGGTTTATGCCAAAACACGAAATAAGAAGGGTTCGGTTTTCTTCGCCGCAGTGTTTCCGATTGGGTTTGTAATTACATGTTTTGTTTTAATTTTTAAAGGTATTAGAGGTAGTAAATAAATGGCAACAACAGCAAGTCGCAACAAGTACCGCACGCATGCAACTGATGCAGCAGAAGCGGAGCGCAAAGGGGATTATCAAGCGGCAGTTTGCCATTGGAAAACGGCTGGCATCTACGTGCCGAACGCAGCAGAGCGTCACTGGGTGCAAGCACGTATCGATTTTTGTGAATATCAACTTTCAGTTAAAGAGGACATTGCAGCATGAGCAATCAAAAGCAAAAAATTCATCCACCTATTCGTGGTGGTTACGAGTCATTTTGTACACGCCTTTCAGCAGCAGTAATGGCAGAAAACTTTGGCGATTACGAATCTGCGCTGGAGCATTGGAAAGAGGCATATGACTTCGCTGGCTCAAGTGCGGATAAGCATATGTGTACCCTTCGTCACACTGTGTGTCGACTGATTGTGAATGGCGCAGCAAATAGCAAGGACTTAGAAGTATCAATGTGTCAATTAGTCGCGGTGCATAAAGTTCAAATCACTCTCAAGCCTAATTCGCCTGCGGTTTTTACCGAAGTCGTTGAACTTGCGGAATAAGCCAATGAGCAATCAGAAAATTATCGAACGCATTAAAAAGCTACTCCGCTTAGCTGCTCGTTCTACTCATGAAGGTGAAGCGGCTAATGCCTTGTCTCAAGCGCAAAAGCTTATGGCTAAAGTTGGGCTTGATGCTCATGCGCCAGAGCTGAGTGATGTATGCCAAGCGGACGTGCTTTCAAAGCTGAAAGCGAATAAGCCTGCCGCCTATTTTTCTGGGTTGGTGTGGTTGGTTGCTGAATCGTTCGGATGTCATGTGCATCGAACAAGTTCGTGGGATGGTAAACATCGCGTGGTCTTTACTGGACACAATGAACGTCCTGAAGTCGCGACCTATGTGTATGAGGTATTAGAGCGTCAATTGATTAAAGCTCGAAAAGAGTTTTTAGATACGTTGAATAGACGCATTAAACGTACCACCAAAACAGCACGCGCTGACTTGTTCTGTGAAGGTTGGGTAACGGCGGTACGTTCAAAGGTTAACGCACTGGTCTTGAGTGATGATGAATCAACTCAAATCAAAGAGTTTCAAAGCAAGAAAAATGGCGAGTTGAAGACTCTAGACGTTCGTTCTGCATCTGAGAAGAAAGCGCGAGGAGGCGCAGATAACGCATTTTCATCCGGCTATGCATCCGGAAAACAAGCTGAATTAAACCACGGCGTAAATGGTCGTGAATCTCAAAAACTAACAATGAAGTAAGGAATAACCATGACAACTGAAACTAAACAAGCAACACGTCCAGAAGCGCCAGAAGGCTTCGTGTATAACGCTGAAGGCAACCTTATTGCTAAGTGCAACATCGCGGCCTCTGATTTGCGTAAAGACGCATTTGTAACGGGCCTTGTGCAACAAGTGAAAGCTCAACGCAAACAGCTCGCTCAATTCAAAGCAAACATCGTCAAAGCATTTGAAGAGTTCCGTGTTGAGATGCTTGACCAGTACGGTACGAAATTGCACGCACGAGGCACTGGTGACAATGTGACGGTCTTCTCTTTCGATGGTAAGTACAAAATGACTTACAAAACTCAGAAGCTGAAATCGTTAGGCCCAGAGCATGATGCAGCGCGTGAGTTAGCTCGTCAGTATTTCGATTCGAAAAAAGAGACGCTAGAGCATGACATGTTGATTGCCGTTCAAGACTTCTTTGTAAAAGATGCATCCATTGCAAACACTATCAGCTTTATCAGCAAAGACTTCAAAGATGAAACGCTAGTAAAAGCTCAGAACGCTGCGCGTGACTCTCTATTAATTATCGGTAGCAAGTCTTACTTCAACTTCTATGAACGTGATGAGCAAGGTGAATACCAACAAGTACATCTTAATTTCGCGAAGCTTTAAGGAGTCGTTATGACAAAGCACACTGTAATTCGAATCGACCGTGATTTGATAGAGTCAAGTGTTGACGATGCTCAGTCGATATTAGAGTTCGTTCTGCATCGAAACCCGCTAATGGCAAAGGAAGCTGCTGAGCGTGCGTTGACATTATTACCGATGCCAAAGCGCACTGGCATGATGCCCGGTCAAATGACTCGCATCGCCATGCTTCGCGCCATCATCAAGCGTGCAGATAAGTTACTCGCAAAGAGTAAATAAACACTCTCAGTAAATAACACATTAAATACAGCGAGCAGAGCCACACGGCTTCACTGCTTTGGTTTCGCTCGCTTTAAACATCGTTAAAACATTATTTAAACCGGATTTAAGGAATAAAAAATGAAAGAACTAAATTACGTAGTAAGCGCCCATCTCAATCAAATGTGTACTGATGGTTCACTTGAAAAAATGATTCAAGAACAGGCAGAAAAGCTGGTTAGTGAACTAGTCAAAGAGTCAATGCGAAGCTACGGTTCATTTGGCAAGGCCATTCAAAAGAAGCTTGATGAGTCGCTTCAAAATTCATTGAACGATGTGACGCTTCCGGAATTTAATCGCTTCATTGGTGAGGCATTAATTCAGTCTTACGAGCATGCGCTAAATGTTCATGCTGTAGATAAAGTAAAGGAGCTTATTGACTGTAGCTTGCATCCAGTTAAAGCAGAACTAACCGCTCAGGAATTTTTGGATGGAATTAAGGATGCTGCGCGCCATTGGGATTTGAGTACCGATGAACTCGTTCTTGAATGGGACACGCATGGCGACTCGTCAACAATTACGCTGATTATCGAGCGTAATACTCGCATAACTCTTTACGATCATAAATCAATTAATGAATATCACATCGGTTATCTGTCTAACGATAATTACGTGTTCAGTGGCCCACTGTTTGATTCTACGCATTGCTTTGGTGTCGATGCTTATCTTTACAAGTTGTACTGCTCTCGCACTCAAATCAAAGACCTTATGAGCGTCTTCGGCGAAAACATCTGGATTGGCGAGGAGTACTGAATATGAGCATAAAACAATTACGTGCAGCCATTGCGCCTTGCTGTGGCCTTGGTGCTAATCGAGAAGAGGTCGATGCAGCCCTAAATAACGTTTCATCGCAACTTGGTACGCAAGAGCAATTGCTTGTTGAAACCCTGAATATTCTTGAGCATTCGCTGAAAGCTATTCGCATGAATGCTGTAACAGAAGAGTTGCTTCAAAATCACTATGGCGCAATTAAAGCGATTCGTGAGCATTTTGAATCTAATAAATTACCTCGTGAGGCTGTTGACCAATCGGGCGAACCTTATTCGCTCGGATTCGAGGTAACTATGCAAACACCTACTGACGATGAAATTAAAAGAATTTTAGGGGTGTGGGATCAAGTGGCATTAACGCACCTACCTTGCTTGGATATTATTACGGAGTCTAACGATGACGCGCTACAAACGAATAATACGAACTTATGCCAATCAACGCCGTCGATTGCTGTTCCAGTTGAAAAAGAAGAAGAAATTAAACTCAACGAACACCATCTGTTAAATGTCATCGTTGATAGTTTCAATATCCCATGGGATGCAGCGCAAAGCATCAAGTCTATTGAGCGCCGAGTGCAAGCGGCTATTCAACAGCGAGACTTTACGCGAGCAGGACGACTAGACAACGTCTCTGTCGCTATCCGAAATGTTCACAACCATTGTCAGGAGGTGCTCAATGCATCACGCTAATAAAAGCCCCAAAACAATGTCCAACCAAGATGCTAAAGATTTGGCACGAATCGACATGGCCCTAAAAAGCTCTGCGAGAAACCTTCCTTGCATGTGTGGCAGTGGCAAAAAGTTTAAGAAGTGTTGCCGTGCCAAGCTCATGATAGCCCGTGAGCAATACCGAAAGGAGTATGGTCTATGACAGGACTTGAACGCTCGTTCGTTTCAGTCCACTCACGCTCTGCAATAGAGCGTGAGGTCGAAATGGCTGAAGCATTGGTTGCAGAAAAAGGAACTGCGTACCCAGACTCTACGTTTGAGGAAGGTTACATCGCGGCTTTGAATATGGTGTTAAATCGACAAGGTTCAAACGTTCAGGAAGACTATAAGGAGATGATGGAAAAACATTGATTAAAGTAAAATGTAGAGACAAGAAGCCCCGCTTAATGCGGGGCTTTGTTTTGTCAGCTTTCTGTAATTATACCCATACCTATATTGTGGTCATACGCATAGAATGTTCGAATTTCTCTGAATTAACTTATTGATAAGAAGGAAAATGAAGTGTCGAAGAAAAAATCTGACGTATATGGTGGGATATTTGTTGCAATAATTGCAGCTATTGTATGGATAGTAAAAACCATTATTGATGTAGTTGAAAAAGCGATGGACTTAGCTGTAGAAACTCATGCACAGATAGTCAATTATGGTTTGACGACAAAGGGAGCAATCGCACTAACTTTTGTTGTACTGATTTTAATTTCATGTGGATGTTATGCATGGTTTAAACGTCGTTCAGAGCTAAAGCTTGAACAAGCAATGGAAAACATCTACGAAATTGAAAGAGAACAATCTGCTCGATGGCATGAAAATGAACAGAAGCAAAGAGAACAATGGCAAGAGAAAGATCAAAAAGTTAAACAAAAATTAGAACGTGGCCAAAACGCAATCAACCAAAAAGAACAGGAACACCAAATAGAACGAGCTGAGTGGTTTAAATACAAACAAAGAGCAGATAAGTCCTTTCAACGACTTCTTGATTCCGCTTATAAATCTAAAGTTAAAACGATAATTTCTGGACTATCACTAAAAAATCATGCCACTCGTTTAGAACAATTGACGAAAGAGACTGAAAACCATAACAACTTAATCGGTGATCTACTGTTTCTTAATTTAAAAAATAACACTGATTGGACTGCTATTCGCTGTGAATTCTATTTGAAACTAGACCAACTTAAAGCAGCTCAAGAAATTAAAGAAGAACAAGCTGAGCTAAAACGCCAAATGCGTGAAGAAAAACAACGTCAGGACGAGTTGGAACGTAGACAACGTGAAGCTGAAGAAGAAGAACATAAACTTGCTGAACAGCAACGTTTAATTGAAGAAGCACTACTTGCTGCGGAAGGCCAGTACAAGGAAGAACTGGAACGTCAACGTTTAGACTTAGAACAACAAATTCTAGATGTACATGCTCAATATGAGCGTGCTAAATCAATGGCTCAATTGACCAAGCAAGGTCATGTATATGTCATTTCAAACATCGGTTCATTTGGCGAGAATGTTTATAAAGTTGGTATGACTCGACGACTGGAACCACTCGATCGCGTAAAAGAACTTGGTGATGCGTCCGTTCCTTTTGAGTTTGATGTGCATGCCATGATTTCTTGTGACGATGCTCCTGCATTAGAAAAAGCTCTACATAACGAACTAGAAAAATATCGTGTAAATAAGGTTAACCTGCGCAAAGAATTCTTCAATGTTGACCTTGGGCAAATTATTTCTAGTGTTGAGCGTAACCACGGCACAATAGAATATGTCGTCAATCCTGTGGCTTACCAATATTACAAGTCTTTAGATTTAAATACTGAAGCCGCTTAATTTTCAATTTCTTATTGATAGCCCCGCCAAGTGCGGGGCTTTTTTTTACTTAAAATCCTAGACGTTTTTTTAACCACATGATCAAATACCCATGAATATCGTTTCACGGAAACAAAAGCAATGGGGATGAAAACTGTTAAACGTGGTCGCCCACGACACGGACCAAGCCTCAAGACCGTCGCTGAACGGGTGAAAGATTCCAAAGCACGCCGTAAGGCGGCTGGCTGTAAGCGACGCGAGTTTACGTTAAACCCTGACTCAAACGATTTGTTTGAGCAGTTACGTAAGCAAGCAGGGTTCAGTGAAAAAGAAGGCTCAGCGTTTCTTGAGGCGCTGCTTTTGAAAGTGGCAGGCAAAGCGTGGTACGGGCCTGAGTTCTATCTACCAATAGAGAGGCAATCATGATTAATCGCAATGGTCATTACGCCATGATACACAAAGGCGTTCAAGCTCTACTGAAAGAGCGCATGGGCTTCTATGATGATGATGAATATCGCAACTGGTTAGCCATCAATACGGGTCACACCTCGTGTAAGGATTTGACTGACGAGGAGTTGATTAAGACGGTTAAGCTGCTGCGCGAAGCGGGTTTTATCACTTTCAAAAAAGCAGGTGAAGGTGGTCAGGGTGAAGGCAATCGTCCGACTAAGCAGCAATGGGCCAAGCTTGCTGCTCTATCAAAAGAGCGTGGCTGGAACGGTTTGGTGGACAAGCAGCTCGATGCGTTTGTGAGTCGCACCACTGGCATCAAACAGACAAAGTGGCTGACTCGGACTAAAATCAGTGAAGTGATATTAGGGTTAGAGCGCTGGAACGCGAGCTTGTGAGGTTGGTATGTTAAATAGTAAACATCTATCATCACGCTACCGCATTATTGAAGTGACGTGTCAGGAAGACCTTGAAGAGCTGCTGACTATCATGTGGCCATCTAAAGCGATTCCAGCGAATGAACTGTACGAGCGCTTTGATAACCCACTCGACATTGCCGTAATAAAAAGCGACTTAGGATATCCTCGAAACTGGTACACGCCACACGAATTGGCAGCGTATTTTTGGCTGCGGAGTAATTACAATGAGCAAGAAGAAAAAGATAAATATCTTGAAGATGAGTAGCGCACTCACTTGCGCACCCACGACTCGCAATCGCTACGTTCGTGACAACCGATTCTTTGCAACGCGCCTTCAGTCATGGCTCGTGTTCGTTGAAGATTTAGGTGAAGCCAAGGACGAAAGCACAAAGCAGTTGAGTCTGTTCTGATACAAAAAAAGGCGGGATGAAACTCCCGCCTTTTTTATTGCTCGTCGATGCTATCCTTGCATTGGTTTCCCAAATTCAGTCCGTCACCGTCGGTTTTGGCCGCATTGCAACCTGTATTGTGATGTCGATTATCCGTCTGCATATACAAAAGAAAGGCCGTGCACCCCGACAGATTCACGATGAGCATCAAGCTCAAGCCCGCTACTAAGGCTTTTTTGAACACTTTGTTGTTCCTCCGTTGTTTCAGTTTTCGGTTGTTCACAAATGGCGTTTTCATTGATGTGCATGCTTACACCAATTGACATATCTGCCATCACTTGCGGTGGGCATTCCACGTTACCATTTGAGATTCGGTAGTTGATGATGGACGACACACATCCTGTCGTCATGCAAAGCATTGCTAGTGCCATTGCGCTCAGTAAAATTTTCATAGCTTGTAGATCTCTTTATCAAATTTTGCCCACGTCGCTGAGCCGCATACGCCGTCAGCAGAGAGGTTGTGCTGGTTCTGGAAATTCATTAGTGCGGTCTTGGTAGCACTACCAAACAAACCGTCTGGGTTCACATTTAAACCCTGTTGAAGCTCGCGAACGTCGTCGCCACTCGCACCAATCTTGATGGTTTCACGATGAATATCTTGTCCTGCAGATAATCGCAGAGCGTTTTCAAACATGATGGCATACGCCGCAATCGTCTCGGCTTTATCGGTGCCATTGATGATGCGACGCGCATTGACGTAATCGTAAGAGCCGTCTTGCAATACGTAGTCAGAAAGCTGCTTTCCGGTAAACCAACCTTGCGCCATGCCAATAAGCGCAATCTGCGCTGCATAGAACGGTTTAAGCGCCAGCTCTGGATGGTTCACTAAATCCACTGCGCCCTTCGCCCAGTCTAAAGAGTACAGATATCGCATGGCTTTGAAGTAGTTGTCGTACCATGTGAGCTGTACATAGCCGCGCCCGTAGTAGGTTTGTCCGGTCATTTCGTGTGGTTCGCCGTACTCATGGCCAGCGCCTTTTCCGTATTCCTCAATCGGCTGCATGGTTCTTGCCGTCTCGTGGTACGTGGTTGCGAGTACATACGCTAAGTATTGAACGGGCAGCGCAAAGCCTAGCGCGTTTAGCATCTGATAAACGATGCTAAAGCCCAGTAAGCACTGGCGCTGCACCTCATTCATTTGACCATTAAAGAGCGTGGCATTGGCACGCCCTGTCAGTGCAGCAATACTGACGACATTAACGTGACTTGTGAGCATGGTTCGTTGCGCTCTTGTAATGAGCGCTTTCGCTTGTGATAGCAACAGAACGGCTTGCTTTGCTTGTTTCATGATGTTGGTTTCCTATTGAAAGTTAGTGGCGCTGTATTCATCCACAACCACATGCGTGATAGAGGTCAGTGTGATGTTGGCGCGTTCAGTTTTGTTGAGCGATTGAATTTTGTTGATCTCGTTTCCGTCACTGTCATAGACATGCACTTCGGCGAAGTACACGCCTTCAATCGACTTACAAATGGATTCGAGAGTTTGAACAACGATGTCGTGGCCATGTGTGGTTCGCCATTTGAGCAGCTCCGCATTCACCAATTCCGTGGCGGTATCAATGATGGTTTTACCAAGCGCGGCATAGTCTTTGTAAACTGACAGCACAATCGTTGTGGTGCCTGTGGTTTCAGTAACGTCCACCACGGTTACAAGGTCGCCCATTGGCACGCGCTTCTCACCGCTACACTCGGCAAGGATGGCGTCTTTTATCGGCTGCTCTGGCAATGTGCCATCCAGTAAGATAGCGCTGATGTAAACTTCGTTTGGCGCTGGCGTCCAGATAGACACCGACGCAATAGATGAGCTGGCAGACAGTGCAAAATACTCATACGCATCGTAGGGGCCGCACGCTGACCAGCTCGACGGCGCAAGCCAGATTCGATATGCAAAGGCATCATCATCTTCGGCAGGTGCACCGCCTTGGCTTGTAGTGACGTTCGCTGCGCTTTCAAGTCCATCAATGTCATTGGTCACGATGGTACTGATTTGCCCTGCGATAAAGCCATTCCCGTCAACCCCCGTGGTCGTGCTCGCAAAGTTAGCCAGCACGGTAACGACTTCTGGATCAACAATGTGATCATCTAAACATTCAAAGATGGTCTCACCATCGGTCGCAAGCATTTGCCAACCTTGCGGTACTACCGTGGTCGCATGGCCCTCAGTGAAGTTCAGTTGGATCACAGTGCTGGCACTGGACTCACTAAGGCGATCACCAGCCCCCACGGTGACAGCAAGGTGTTCTAAGCGTGGGCCATTGGCGAACGCAGGTAAGTTCTGCTTACTTTCATAGTTAATCGCGTCAATTGCTTCGCACTTCTCATACGCGATTTGTTCCAGATGTGGCGTCTCTAAATCGTTAATACCAGGATAGTGTCCAGTCGCATCCTGATAGCGCTCTTTGAGTGATGCTAATGTCGCATCAAAATCCGGAGTCATAATCTCCGGCTCTGGCAATGTAGGGAATCGGTTGCTGCTCATGATTGTCTCGCAATACTAACGGTGGACGTCCAGCCCTTACTGGTCAGCGATGTGCTGACCGTGGTTGGTTTCCACTTGGCAGGCAGCTTGCCTGCATTGATTAAATTAATGGTGTCTGCGGTAGTGACCGTGGTATTGACCAACGTTAACCTGCCAGTGGCGGTTTGCTTTGTGCCGTCACCAGAGCCTGTGGCCATGTAGTTCTCAGCGTAAAGCTTGGCTTCTTCTGCGCTGGTCACTTCTGGCGGATAAAGGTATTTCACTTTTGCGCCATCGGTGATTTCACCTGCCTCGTACTCACCGCCTGTGTTATTGAGTGGGTCGTTATAGACGACTCGGACGCCATCGTATTTGTTGCGCTTCGAAACAGGCAGCGACGCACCCGTGACCACATCACGCTGCGTGATGTCGATATCAATTGTTGAGCCATTGATTTGTCCCACGACAAGCATGTTGCCTTTGAACGCAACGGGAATGCCGTTGTCTTTCGCCGTTCTCGATAACAAGGCCGTCTGGCTTTCATCTCTCTGCTGGATGCGCGGATAAGGGATGTCTTGCACATCTTCTGCGATAAGTGCTTTTACTCCTGCTTCTTGAGCAATACGTTCAGCAAGTCCCACAAAACTCGTGTCTTCATAAACGGCGTTCTCTTCGTTATCGATGCTGCCTCTCACCTCTGGTTTGGCATTGGCCCCAATAGAGACGCGATTGGGATTAAGCTGGAACGTCACTTCATCGATAGTGAATTTTCCCCACATCCATGAGTGACGGTTGCCGCTTGAGTCTTGCCAACCGATACCGCACTCCAACGTGTCGCCCGATTGTGGATACCACGCATCAAAGAAGCGCCCATCGTGATTCGATAACGAAAGGGATACCGAGTCGGTCCCAACCTTATTGCTATCGAGTACGTCGGTATAAGATAGTGAGGCAACATAGCGACTCAGTGCTTCGGAGACGTTCTTACCCGCCCAGTTCACGATGGCGTACACACTGATAACGCCCGACACATTTAACTTGCCCACGGTGGAGCCTCCACGGTTTCAGTGATTGCGCTTGGAATATCAATGGCAGGAATAGAGATGGCTTCGCCACCTTCGAACTGCGGGCCTACCATCGACGATGCCAGTTCGCGATTCGCTTCACGCAAATTCATCACCATTGATTCAGTGGTTCGTTTATAAATGCGATAACAAAGCTGCTCCCAATGCTCGCCTTTCATGGCGTGGATGGTTTTCACTCGCGCACCTCTACCAATTCAACTTGATACATGATGCTAATCAGTGAGCCGTTAGGTCGCGTCTTCATGCCCGTTTGAGCAATACGTTTGATTAAGCATGTGCCATACGCCTTGTTACCAACCACAAGGCCGTGAGGCACTTGGTTTTCCGCAATTGCTTCAAGCTGGCGCGTGCACGTTGTTAAATCGCAAAATTCATTATGAAGCTGCATGTCAACAGAGATGGTGTGCTCATCCTCGCCTTGCGACTGATGGAACGGATAGCCATAAATCACTTGCGATGCAGTGACGCGGAACTGGCGGGTGCTCTGCATTGACTTGGGGGTTAAACGACCTTTGAATACTAAACTGCCAAGCCCGCCCCAGTTAGAGAACTGCGTGGTCTCACTCATCTTCTGTATCCTCTTTGCTTATCGTGATTTGTTCATCAAGGTGGTCATACACATACGCATCAAACGTTATCTCGCTCACGAGCGGATTGTTGTATCCACGGTGCACCGTGAGCGCCATCGTGACTTGCCAGTTCTCGATGTAAGTGAACGGGCCGTCGTAAGTCTCATGGTCGTCTTGCTCTTTGTTGCCAACAAAACCACTGGCTTTAAATTGCGGGTCCACTATTTCTGCATCACCAACAATACTCAGCGTATTGGCGGTACCGCGCTGACTCATGCCTTTTGGCACTTTGAGCGTTTGAGTAACCTTTTTTATCTCAACCAGCTCGTTTTCCAGATAGTTCGAAAGCTGCATGTTCAGCCATGCCGCCTGTCCTGCAAGCGCATTGCCAGCGTTCCCGCCCGTTGCGCGAATTGAAATAGTGACAGGCAGCAGCCATTCATACGCCACATAATGCGTCGGGTATGGCATAGCAAGTGGCGTGAATTTTTGTTGTCCAATCACCATCATGCGCACTTCAATTGCCGCCATTGCATTGTTGGGTTCAACGATGGTGGTAATACCCAGATAACGCTCAATGGCCAGACGCAACTTGTTGATGGCCGTCAGGCTTTCTGGATGCAGTTTGGGTGCGCTCATCGCGTTGCCTCCAAGATGGCCTGCTGCGCAAGCTCGGCTTGTTCACGCTGCTGCTCTTCACTTAGGTACATAAACTCTCGTGCTGGTATCGTTACTTTGTCGGCTCGAAGGAAGAGCACATAAGCCACACCCTTGTCTGCGGCCTTGTTGTTTTTGTTCATGCTGGTTTTAATGCGACGCCCAATGCCTTTGGCCCCCACTGGAGCGCGACCAATCACGGAGTTAGGACGCCAGAATATCTTCCAGCCCTGACGCTCTAACCCTTCAAGGGTCTTGCGTACCCCGTATGCGTCCACGCGCTTTTTAATCGTGCGGTCTGCGGGGATGGTGAGCTTTTGTGATTTCAATGGCTTGATGATGCCGCCATCATTGAGCATGGCCGCATGCAGCTTTGGTGTGCCTAACGTGTAAGCATCGTCGCCCACTTGGTATGTCAATGACGCAAAGGTCTCGCCCGTATCGAACAAAGGCTTCGCCCCACCATTTTTCAAGCTTTTGGTCAGTGGCTTGTTTGGCGTGAAGTGTCCATTGCGGTAATTATCCCGAATGCACTCCAGACCAAACGGAGCCAGCTTGGCTGGCAATCCATCCACGGCCTTGGCCATGTTATTGAGATCTTTTAAAAACGCTTTCATCACACTTTAAAACCCGTTGAAACTGGATTGAATTATCAATGAAAACATTGCACGAAATGGTCATTAGCCGCCCTAAAGCCTCTTATTAGCGCATTCTGTCACCCTACTAAAAGTCGTTATATCAAGAGGTAATAGTGGCAAAGCGATCCAAAATTGAGCTTCAAGGATTGAGCGAACGCATCATTGAGATGTGGGACAAAGACGAAATGACGTTAACAGACATCACGGAGGTGCTGATTGACGAGGGATGGGACGTGAGCCGCGCTGGTGTGGGCCGCGAGGTTAATAAGTGGAAAGACTTTATCACTGAGCAAAAAGAGCAAGACCGTTTTGCTCAGCAGTTCTTGAGTGAATTTAAAGATCGCCCAAACACCGACATCTCTGAACTGAGCCTTCAGGTGATGCAACGTAAAATTTTTAACACGTTGCAAGAGCTGGATGTAGACGCGAAGTCATTCAAGGATGTGAGTCAGTTGGTTGGTGCGATTGCGCGTCTCTCTGATTCACAAGTTAACCTTGACCGTCTTAAAACTGAATTTCAAAAAGGGGTTCAAGCCGCTAAAGAGTTATTCGAAGACGAGCTGCGCGAAGTGCTGGAAGACCAACATCCTGAACTGTTGATCAAGTTGATTGATATCGTTCAATCGGCTCGCATTGATTCGGATGGTCGTAAACGTAAGAAGAAACGCAGAGGATAACGTGATGATTGGAACAGTGAATAAATCCGTTCTATTTCTTTTGTTAATGGTTAGTACCTTTGCCGTCTATTTACATATCAGTATCCAAGAGCAGCAAAGGGAGTTACTCAAACTCAATATCGAACACCGTCAACTTGAGATCCGATACTTGAAATTGCAACTGGAGCTGTTGGATGAAAGCGCCGTTCTCACGACTCGATAGTGCTGACTTCGAAAACATGCGCGACAAGGCCAATGCCAAAATCGCGCATAAGATGGCTGAAGGCGCAAGTAAGAAAGAAACCAAACGTGCACTGGCAGAACGTAAGCGAGCGGATAAAGCCAGACGTAAACGCCGCGCCAGAGCAAAGCATGACTTTGCTTATTTCTGTAAGACGTACATGCCCCATGCGTTTACGTGTGACTTTGCGCCATACCAAGAAGCGCTGAGTCGCGTCGTGTCTAAACGCACGATGACACAGCGTGACCAAGCGCTATTTAAAAGCCTGACGGCCCATGAGGACCACGGCTCTATCGTGATGCCACAAGAAGCGGTGTTTGATGGCATCTTAGATTTGGAGCCTCGTGACCACGGTAAGACCACGCGCAACACTAAAGCACTGCCTCTGTGGGTATTGCTGAACCATCCAGAGCAGTACGTCATTGTCGGTGCAGCCAGCTCGCCAGCAGCAAAGAAAATCATTGCAGCAATTCGAACAGAGCTGGAAACCAATCAACTTCTCATTGAAGATTATGGCCTGCAAATTGGTAAGAAGTGGACGCAAAGTGAGTTGGTCCTTGCTAATGGCAATGCCGTTGAGGGCGTAGGTCGCGGTCAAGCGCTCCGTGGTACAACACACGGTTTCTTGCGTCCAACACTTTGTATTCTGGACGACCTCATCAAAGATGATGAAAAAGACAATCGTGATGTGCGAGACAAAACCGAAGATTGGTTTGATGCGGTTATCTTGTCATTGGGTCAAGGCATGCTCATTGTGGTGGCCAACACCATTTTGCACCACGACGACCTGCCGTCTCGATTGTTGATGCGCATCCGTGAAGGCATGCTGCCTGACTGGCTAGGATTGGTTTTTTCGGCAATCACCCCCCAAGGCAAGCCATTATTCCCAAGTCGCTGGTCGCTAAAAGCACTCAAGAAAAAACGCTTAACCTTGCGACGCACTTGGTGGGCCGAGTGGATGAACAAGCCACGAACCCAAGAAGAGCAAGACTTCAAAGACGAATGGTTCCAGCACTTCTACTATCACGATATCGATATTCGTGACTGTGACATCATGATGGCCGTTGACCCTGCTACGGGACTGCAAAAAGGTGACTACAGCGCAATTGCTATTGTGGCGCGTAACCGAATCACGATGATTGATTATGTGTTGTTCTGTAATGGCTGGCGCGAGTCGGACTTAACGTTCGCCAAGCGCATTGTCGATAAGTATCTGTGGTGTCAAAAGACGTTCAATAAAGCGCCTAAGAAGATCCTCTTTGAAGAAGTGACGTTTCAGAAGATCTACAAAAAAGAAGTGCTGCGCTACTCAAAAGCTTACGGTGTTCGTTTGCCGATTAAAGGCTACAAGCCCAAGGGTGATAAGAAGAAGCGCATCAAGTCACTGTCTCCCGATGTCGAGTCAGGCGGTATCAAGTTCTTAGCCAATCAACTGCTTTTAAAATCGCAGCTCGTTGAGTTTCCCAAGGGACACGATGACTGTGCGGATGCGCTGGAGATGTGTTGTGACGAGTTTGAGACCAAGCAGTTTGCTGGCGGGGCCACGCCTAATGCTCTGCGTAAAATCCAAACGGGGGCGCGTCGCTTGAAACGTTTGGTGAGCAATGCCCGTGGAGGGATGTACTGATGTTTGAATTAGTACAACAACTCCGGAATAAAGTGAAAGAGCTGTTTACTATGCTCCGTCGTACCGTGATGGTGGCAACGGTCAGTCAAGTGGACAGTGAGCTGCGTCGCGTGAAAGTCACATTCCCTAACTCGCGCATTCCTGAATCAGATTGGCTATCGGTCGTCGGCTCGCGAACTCAGGGCGTTAACGCCAGTTGGAACATGGCGATTGGTGAGCAAGTGCTTTGCTTGTTTCCGCCACTCGGTTCAATGGTGCGCGGTTATGTGTTGGGTTCGCTTGTTAACTCAAGCGCCAGACCATACACCACGAACCCTGACAAGTTTGGTGTCCAGTTCGAAGATGGCACGCTGCTTGAGTATGACCAAAGCACGCAAACAGGCGTACTCAAAATCAAAGGCGGTACACCGTCCATTGAAGTGGGACCGAACAAGACCAGGATTGTTTCTGATGTCGATATTGAAGGCGCAGTCACGATTAGCAAAACGCTTGATGTGGCGGGTAATACCAGCATCGGTGGCAATCTTTCTGTGATGGGTACGGTATCAGGTCAGCAGACTGCAACGTTTATGGGGACGGTCGGTGCGGCTGGATACGGTGGTCCGGTTTTCGGTGGTGTGGCTAAGATGCAGAACGGCATGGAAGTCTCAGGTAGTGCGGAGATTAACGGAACCGCGACGATTAATGGCATTCCAGTATCTGTTGATACGCACACTCACCTCGACGCAGAAAACCGTCCGACTGGGTCAGCAGTGAGCGTTCGAAGTACATCGCTGCTCAGTCGTCTTTTGGGCTATTTTAAACGGACTCGATAACGTGACGTAAAACGCCCTGTATCGAATTTTAAGGGCGTTTATTTTTGAACGGTGTCATTTATCGAAAAAGAATTTTTAAAAGCTTTTAAATAGGCTTTGAAACGATTTGAAACAGGTGTCAAATGATATACTCACTCAAGTTTAATTCTGACGAACGAAATGCCACTTTGTTGGATGATATTCGCCAGTCTTTGTCGATGATCATCTTCACATCCAAAAACGAGCGCATCTATCTACCGGACTATGGTGCAGATGCATTAGCGTATCTCGATAAGCCACCTTGGGAGTTGGTCAAGTTGCAAGTGGCGATTGTCGAGCAGACCGCAAAGTACGAAAAGCGCGTAACCGTGAAGGAAGTCGTTATCATCTCGGCTGACCCACAAAAAGGTATCGTTCGACTTGGATTGCAATGTGTGATCAATGTTAGTGGTCTGCGTGAATATTTCGAGATTTCTAACGCTTAATCCTACCTTCAAAAAATGGTCATTAGCCGCGAGAGGCTAATGACCCACTTCATAATGCTCTCACTTTCTTGGAGGGCATTACATGTCAGATGAATTTCTTCACGGGATTTACTCCGTCGAGTCGGTATCCGGTTCGCTCACGATTACAGATGTGGCGAGCAGCGTTATTGGCATTTTGGGTACATCCGAAAAAGCAGAGCCAATGCAGCTTTATCATACGAACAATTATGATGATGCGTATGCCACATTTGGCGACGGCTCTATTTCAAAAGCGCTTAAACGCATCCACACGTTCGTTGAAGGCAACTCGGTTATCTCAATCCCGCTAGGGAAAGATGCTGACTTTCCTGAAGCGCCAGCAGAGCCAGAAACCTCTGGCGTCACGTTAAGCTCGGCAAGTGCCTCGGCTTACATCGATGACGGAGCAGAAGTCTCGCCTGTGGTTGTGAGCAACCCTAAAGCGGCAGTCATTACGTATTCATCCAGTAATGAAGCGGCTGCGACGGTGGACGCGAACGGCATTGTTACGCTACTAGCAGAAGGTGAAACGACCATCACGTTAAATATTGAGTTTGACGATGGAACCGAAGCGGCCCCAGTACCGCAGCAGGCAACCAGCTCGCGCCGTAAAAAGACGACACGCTCTGTTGGTATTGAGACGCAAGCCGCCGCAACCGAAACATTGGCTTATACGTTAACGGTCGCACAAACCAATCCTGACGCAGGGAAAGCCGCGAACGGTGCAACATTGTCTGCATCTACAGGTACGGTCTACACGGGAACGCCAGCGAACCCAGTTGTGCTATCAAACCCGAACGACCTTGCGGTGAACTACTCATCCAGCGATGTGACCGTTGCAATTGTCGATAACGGCACTGGCGAAATCACACCAATGGCAGAGGGCGTTGCGACCATCACGTTAGAGCTAATCGGTGATGCGGATTATCAGTCCTCACTGCTGACCTATGAAGTGACAGTGACATCCATTCCTGATGCGCTGCTTGCGGCATTTATTGATGCGCTGCCACTACTTCGCAAGGCGAGTCAGAAGTTTGGTTTCTCATCCAAAATCCACTTAGCTCCGGGTATTTTGCACAAAACTGGCGCTGCTTCTCAGGCGGTGGCTGCGGTTGAGTCGATTCGTGGTATTTGGGTTGGTGACATGCCAGAGGATGTGACCACGAAAGAAGAAGCGTATGCGTTTAAGCAGCAGTTCAGTGACCCGCGCTATTTCCTTGGTTGGCCACGTCCACTTGTGCTGCAAGAAGACGGTTCAACGCAAGTGGATTGGTTTGCGCCAAGCATCGCTGGCTTGATTGCTCAAGTTGACCGCAACGGCACTGGCGACACGATTTCAGGTGAAACAGGCTATTGGTGCTCTCCGTCTAACTATCAACTGGTTGATATTGTCGGTCCGTCCATTGAGCTTGAGTACATCCCAAGCGATACCTCGTGCGATGTGAACTACCTCAACGCCAACGGCATCTACACGATGATTAATCGTAGCGGCTGGATGGGGTTTGGTAACTACTCAACGGCGTATCCAGACAGCACGGATGTGACCTCGTTCCTGTGTGTCCGTCGCACAGCAGACATCATCGAAGAGTCTATCGAAACGACGGCGTTGCAGTTTCTGGATAAGCCGATGTTTACGGGACCAGGCAACTTGCAGAGCATGGTAGTTGGCAAGGTGCGCGATACGGTCAATGACTACCTGCGCAATAAAGTCGGCACATCATTGATTTACGCAAGCGTATACCTTAATGCGGCTGATAACCCTCTGGCGAATTTGAAGCAAGGCAAAATCAAATACAAATGCCAAATCATGCCACCAATTCCAATGCAGACGATTGAGTTTGAGTACGAGATTTATGTCGAGGCTCTTGAAACCGTCGCATCACAGCTATTCGGGAGTGAATAACAATGGCTGAAAACCATGTAACCAAACGCAACCACGTTGCGTGGCTGATGGAGACACTGTACGTCGGGCGCATCAAAGGTGTGACAGCAGATCCTCAACTCAAGATGGAAACGTTCAGCGCCCTTGGTGGTATCGGTGATATTGAAGTGCCTACAGGGGACTATGAAGCGCTCACGGTGAATGTCGAGTTTGATAATACGTCCATTGCGGATTTGAAGTTACTGACTCAAAACGGCAACTACATCAACAACCTCAAGCTGGCGTGTGACGTTCGAGCGCTTGATGTGTCAACGGGTACACGCACGATTGACGGTATTGTTACTCGTGTGTGGGGAACATTGAAAAACCCACCGACCACGTTTCACACCAAAGAGAAGGCATCGTATACCGCGCAGATTGCCTGCTGGCGTATCGAAATCAGCGATTCGTCAGGCCGTGTGTTTGAACTCGACTTTGTTAACGGTGTTCGCTACCCAGAAGATGTGGCGGGTGGCGCTGGCTTAACCATTACGTTCTAGGAGTTTGTTATGCCTCGTGTACGAAAAATGGAGATTGTCGCTGAGGGTACTCAGCGCAATGGCAAAGAGGTTACTCGTGAAATCTTGGAATCCGTTGCTCGTAACTATAACCCCAACACTCGTCCACCAGTCACTCAGGGTCATCCGGAGAAAGGCGATGACAGAGTTCCGGCATTGGGCCGCATTGCAGTCATGGGCGTTGGCAAGAACGCTGAAGGTAAAGCAGTGCTGCTTTGTGAGCAGCACTACACACCGGAACTCGAAGAGTACGAAGATAAGGGCTATCTCGAAGGTCAAAGCGTTGGGATTTATCCCCTGCCGGGTAAGGAAGGCGAGTATTACCTTCACCACGTTGCGCAGCTCGGTTCACTGCCGCCTGCTGCGGACGTAAAAACAAAAGACGTTGTAAACCTCAGCGATGATGGTTGTGACGATGCAGTTTGGCTGTTCTCCAATGTGGGTGGACAGAAACAAGAAAATAAAGATGAGGACATCATGGGTAGCATCACAAAATTGATTGAGGCTGTAAAAGCCTGCACAGACGAAGAAAAGAAAGCGCTCGGTGATGCGCTTGGTTTTGAGCCTAAGTCTACTGAACAGCCTGCTCCTAAAAAGGAAGAAGGCAAAACTGAAGGCGAAGAGCACAAAGAAAAAGGCAATGAAGCGCTCAAGGATATGCAAAAGCAAATGGGTGAAGACCGTCGTGACCGTCTAACCGAGCTGGCTGATGCACGCAAAATTCCGACCGATGCTCGCGTTCGCACCATGATCAAAAACTCAGATGCGATTGAGCTGTGTGCTAACGGTGACACTTCTCGATTCGGTGAAATCAAAGCGCTGATTGAAGACGTGCAAACCGTATCGGATAACGATCATCTGTTTGGTGATTTGGAGTTATCGGATGATGGCAACGTGAAAGGCGCTCCAGACCTCGAAGGCTGGTAAGTAATCCGTACTTACAGAGTAAGTGTTCTTAATTAATAACCCGTGGAGGGTGTATGAAATTCCAACAAGAAGCCACGATTTCTGGCAAGAACGTTATTGCTGGCGGCAATCCGAAGCCTCACCAAATTGCGGCTGGTGCAGTTACAGGTCTTGATGTTGGCCATGTAGTTCTGATTTTGCCAACTGGGTTAGATGGTCGATGGGATGGCACACTGCCAACTGATGCAGTATCAGGCGCGGCACTGCCACATCGCCTAGCGATTGTCACACGCAAACAATTTGACGGTGACTCGTCCGTGAGCATCCTTGCGAAAGGTGACTACGTTCGCGAGAGTTGCGTCCTTGCTGATGATTCTGCACTAACAGCAGAAGCGCAGTTCTACTTAACGTTAAGCGACCTGTGGGCTGAGGGAGAATGGTAATGGCTAATCAAACGGAAACCTTTGCAGCAAAACTCACAAAACTCAATCAGTCAATGCGACTGCTGGGTGGTCACTCTCGCTTGCTGCTGATGAATCCAAATCGCGACAAGTTGATTGCCAATGTGATGGCTGATGCAGCGGCATTACTTGAAGCTGGTCAAGCGCATTCAGGCAAGAGTGAACTGGCTAAGGCCGCATTAAAGGCCACACCTAAAGAAGAAGCTGCGAAGCAGGTGAAAGAATCATTGAGCGCAGGGACTTCTATGGGTGTAATCGATGGCACGGTAACAGATACGGTGGAAGCAGATACAGCAGAAACCAAGGCCGTTCAGTGTGGCTTCTCTGTGCCAGCGTTAACCCTGACGCTACCAGAAGATGTGCTTAATCATCCATTGACGATGGATGTCGTATTGCGCAATCCAGATGAACAGCGCGTGACGTTCAAAAGCTCAGATGAATCGGTGTTGCAGTTCCCAACCGCATCTGAACTCAAACCCATGATTCGTGGTTTTGGTGATGTGGTCGTTACGGCAACGCTTCACAAAAAAGGAGATATCGCAGGCTCAAAGCACGAGCTGTCCATCTCACTGATTCGTGAAGTAGCACAAAATGCTGGCGCTTTAGCGGATGACGTAGAGCTGGCACCGGAAGGCTCAGAGCCAATCGGCTTCTTATTGCCTGAACCGGACTACGACCTCGAATTAACACTGGGTACGGATGCGTTCATCGATGCGCCGTATGAGCTGCCAATTCAAGTGGCCAATCCAGCCGACGCTGAGATTGAATTTGAAAGTTCGGACGACTCTGTGTTTGAGGTCGATGCCAAGACAGGCGCACTGCTGCCCAAGGGCGAAGGTGACGCGATGCTCATGGTGCACGTCGGTGATGTAAAAGACGAACTGTTTGTGTCCATCAAAGCGTAATTTAACGCGCCTTTAAAAGTGGTTTAAAGGCGCTTGATAACTTATTTAAGAAGAGAAGTGATTTATGAATGTTATTGACCTGTTCCGCTCATGGACAAAACCTGATGTATGGAACACTTACCTGAATGCGTACAAAAAGCGTAAGCCAGTTAAGATGCCAATCCGCAACGACATCTTTGGCCCTGCGATTACATGGAACGATGTATCTCTGCCATACAGCGAACTGAAAGATACGCTGACTAACGTCCCTGTGGTTCGTCGTGGTAGCGCGTCGCTTGCAATTAAGAGCGAAGATTCGGCAATCAAGAGCATTGAAGTTCAAGGCTTCATTTTGTCGCACTTCGTTTCAGCCGCCGCGCTAAATAACTTAAAGGCTCTCGGCGCGGCATCAGCAAAACAATACTTTGATTTGCAAAATACCAACCTACTGCGCCGCATCGAGAAAGGTATTGAAGCGATGTGCGCTCAAGCGCTTACGGGTAAAGTGGAATACCCAATGAAGCTTGAAGATGGCAGCTTTGAAACCTTTGAAATCGACTACGGCGAAACAGAAGTGTATGAAGCAACGGGTGAAGTTAATCTTTCATCGGCTGATACAAAATTAAGTGATGTGTTCAAGTTGCTGCAAGGCATGGAAGAGAAGATTGAAGATCGTGGTTACGGCGGTGATACGCTAACGTATGCGGGTAAAGTGGCATTCGGCTACATCATGGATATCGCCTCATCAAACAATACTCGCAACATTCCCGTACAAATCAAAGAGTCTGAAATTGTCATTGGCGGTTACACCATCAAACGCATGTCAGGCAAGTATAAGACATGGGTTGGTGGCGCTGTGGATAATCAAGCAAAAATCCCTGACGGTTCGCTTTGTATGGTTGATAAAGAAGCGGGTCACTCGTTCTATTACTTGGCGATTGATGACTTGGATGCAGGCTTGAAAGCAGTGCCGTTCTTCACTAAACCGATTAAAACGGACGATCCAAGTGGCGCAAAACTGATTGGTCACTCTAAGCCAGTGCCTGCTCCAGTGGTCGGTGCGATTTGTTGGTGTGCTGACGCGATTGCGGCGGCGTAAGGAGTCATATGACGTTAACTGAACTGAAAGGTTTGGTGACACCGGAGGGCGTGAAACGCGCCCTCGATGACCAAATCTATGACAGCCTTGTTTATGGTGATGGTCACAACGTTACCGATGCATGCAGCAATGCTGCAACGTGGGCCTATTCCGTGATTGCTAAGGTGGGCAAGCTTAATTATGCCTTTACGGCAGATGATAAAGAGGTGCTCTCTGCGGCTATGATTCAGATGGCCATCTACAACTTAGGTGCGCATCACTTTTTTGATCTAACCAATCCGAAAGAAGCGGCTGTCGCTCTGCTCAATGCCTCGCTCGGTTTAAGCAGTGATTCCGATGGCACATCAACATTTACTGGAGCTGCGGTAGCTAAAGATGAAAAATCTCACATTATTCACAAACCTCGTCGCCGACCTCCCTTCTGGCGTTATTGAAGACTTCTATCCGCAGCCAAGTGAAATCGGCACGGAAACCTATAACCTATCTAATTACTATTTCGGTGCGATTCGTGCCATGTTGCTCGATGACCAAATCAGCTCAGACATTGATATGCGCAAAGCGTTTGCCATGCAGGTGCCTTATGTCGTTGAGGGTGGCTCAAGTGCTGATGTGGCGTTTGCCAAAGAGGTACTTGCTGAGTTCGATGTGGAAGACTTGATGCTGCAAATGTTGACCGCATCCGAATATGGCTACCGCCCAATCGAATTGAAATGGGCGAGAGACGGCAGTGGTATTATTCCCGTCGATAGTGAAGCCAAACGACCAGAAAGTTTTGTGGTGCTCAAGAACGGCCAGATAGGCTACCGCCGATACTCGTACCAAAATGTGGATGTCGTGCCAGATGGTAAAGTGGCAGTGGCCTTTCGTGAGCGCTCCAGCGATAAACCTTATGGCCATTCTATCTTAGAGTCGCTCTGGCCAATCTGGCAAACCAAGTGGGTGAACTGGGCTAACATTGAGCGCCTTGGTGAGAAGTACGCCCTTCCCAACGTTGTGGCGTTAGCGGATGGCGCTTCAGGTGAAGGTGAACTGCAATCCGTAGCGGATGCATTGGCTCCACTTCAAAACGGAGACTCAACCGCGCTTAGTGGCGTGAAGTCTGTTGAAGTGCTATCGGCAACAGGTAAAGTCGAAGAAATCCTAAACACGATAAAATACATCGACAACAAGATCACTTATCGTTTAACGGGCCAAACGCTCTCTACTGGCAATCAGAAGTACGGTTCGCGCTCGATGGGTGAGACGCACCAGCTCAATGCGCTCTTTTACGCTAAAGCGGATATGAAGATGGTGTTCAAGGCGATGAATCAAACGTTCTTCCCGTGGCTATTTAAGCTCAACAATAGAACGGGCCGCTTGCGAATCAAAGTGGATGAAGACCGATTCAAGGAAATGAAGAAGACCATACTGAGTGGCGAGCAGATTGAATTGTCAGACCCAGCCGAGGCGAAGCATTTATGTCTATTTTAAAATCCATTTCAGAGCAAGAAAAAAACAACTTAAAGAAAATGCAGCGCCTTGAGAACGAGGCGCTTTCTTTTACTGCGAACAAGCTCGCCAGTGAAGTGAAAAACGCCATCCGTAGTGGCGATGACTTCCCTAGTAAATTCATGATCACTTACGTGGCCACGTACACCAATTCAATGATGGTCAGTTGGCTGCTCGGTCAAATTCACATCCTCAAGCGTATTGATGAAACCATCGAATTATCTAACGCTCCCATCGTCCTCGCGGTAGAACCGGTTCCCTTCCAAGAGGCTATCGATGCGATGTCGGCAATGGTGCCTACAGACTCCGAAACGTACCGCCAGATGGAAGCCTCAATGAAGCTTCGTGCGTTTACCATTGCAAACATCTCCAGTCTCGATGCAGTGGACCGAGTAAAGAAAATTTACATCAAAGCGATAGAGGATGGGCAAAGCCGAAGTGAAGCATTAAACAACCTCGATAAGTACCTCGAAACGCAAGGCATTAGCGAGGCCAATCCGTATTGGCTAGAGCTGCATTATCGCAACAACATGATGACGGCGTATAACAGTGGCCGTTGGACGCAGATTGCAGATAATGAACTGGTCGAGTTCCTGACCTATGTGTCGGTGATGGACGATGGCACGACTGAATTGTGCACTGAGCTGGACGGCGTAACCAAACCCAAGAGTGATGAATTTTGGGTAACGTTCTATCCGCCCAATCACCATAAGTGTCGCGGTACAGTCTCTGTGCTAACTCGTAAACAGTTTGAAAAGTTACCCGATAACATTAAACGAAAATCATCAAACCTGACTGAGGCAACGCTGTACGAAAACGACACGTACAAGAAAGAACATCAATTCACTGGCTCACCCGTTGTCGCGATGAAAGCACTGCCAGAGTCAATGGCTAAGAATATGGTCGATTACGATTTGACGAAAGACGTACTGAAATACTCATATGACCAAAGCCAAAAGTTAATCAAAGAACAAGTGGCCAAGACAGCAAAAGTTAAAGTAACCAAGCGCGTTCTCGATGCGGCAGTCAAACGACAACCTGAACTGGAGCCGTTTAGAGAGATGATCACCTCTCGACTTCCTGCGTCTGCAGATGAGGTTGTGTTTGGGTTTAATACGCTAACCAAGGGAGAGTGGTTGCCAAGTATCTTGCGGATATTAGAGTTAGACGACAAGCATCGCGCTGTGGCGTTCTGTAGCGCCTTTGATAGTGCGTCTATCTATGACATTAAGCATTTCACGAAAGACGAACTGGAAACGCTCATACACAATTATATTGAGATGTAAAAAAGGGAGGCACATGTTGCCTCCCTTTTTGTTTAGCTGGAAATGTTCAATTTAATTTTAGTAATAAGCCGCAACGCGAGGTGGGATACCATTGTAACCGCTGGTTAATGTATAAACTGATCCTGTTGGTACGTTCATTTTGCTCGCCGCCTCATGCATGCTTTTAGCAAATACAGAACCTTTGGGTGTTTGGTATAGTTTTTTCTTTTTCATTTTTCAATCTTTCGCGGTGTGCTTTTTTATTTAGATTCTTTATAGCCTTGAACTCTACCATCAACAATGCGAGCAGCAGAGCCGTCATTGAATCGCACCGCTTTATCATTTTGGTCGACTACCGTCTTGAAAGTGTAAGTCTCTACTGAGTTTTCCCAAACGTTTACTGGGTTAAATGTTTTGCCAATGAAGTTAGTCATGGTTGTTTTCTCTGTCTTGTTTTGATGTCGCGAACAATAGCTTCCGTGCTATTAGGCATCCAGTCCTTTCTTTGATTTATTTCGCTATTTAAATAAAAACCTGCTCACCATCAATTATTGGTTATTTATTAAAAAATAAGAGTGGCTGGTTTATTTTTAGAATGACATGTTCCGCTCGTCTTATTAATTACGGAACGCACAATGATTTTTGATATTAAAAACGAACAAAAACCACTTATTAAAGAAACGTTAGAAGCGGTGGAAAAACACCACCCTCTAACCAAGGGGATGGGTGATATTGTGCTTTATGTGAATATCAAGAAACACGCCACCACTGCTCACCACCTGCGCTTTGTCACAGAGCAGCTTATTACGTTAGGATTTGTCGAAGTTGTAGGTCGAAACCTGTTCATTACGTTTGAAGGGAAAGACCTGCTAAGTAAAGTCGGTGTATAAAATTCAAACAACCCGTGTTAGGCTTTAGTTGTGTTTTGATGCCTTGAGTACCTGAGACCTGACGTATGTCAGAGAGGAAGCACAAAACCTTACCAGCCACTTCGGTGGCTGGTGGCTTGGTATTTAAGGCTCTTGTTAACAACAGGAGTTTACTATGCGCACTCACACGTTAAACGATGGCAAACTAACACTGGTTCATGCCGATTGTTTAAAGTACCTACCCAACATCCCCGATAATTCCATCGACTTAATTGTTACCGACCCACCTTATTTCAAAGTCAAACGCAACGCTTGGGACAATCAGTGGAGCGACGAGGCTGAGTTTCTAGCTTGGCTCGATGATGTCCTCTTGCAGTTCTGGCGAGTCTTAAAGCCGAATGGCTCCATGTATCTCTTTTGCAGTTCGAAGTTGGCCAGCGATACTGAAATCTTAGTGCGCCAGCGCTTTGAAGTGCTCAGTCATATAGTGTGGGCCAAACCCTCTGGACCTTGGAACAAAATGCATAAGCCCGACATGAGGAAGTTCTTTCCGTCCACTGAGCGCATTATCTTTGCTGGCCATTATGGTTCTGAAGGTTTTGCTAAAGGCAGTTCGGGGTATGCTGGAAAATGCAGTGAACTTAAACAAACGGTGTTTAAGCCATTGATGGACTATTTTATTAATGCGCGAGCAGCTCTGGATATCTCTGCAAAAGAGATCAACAAAGCGACTGGAACACAAATGTCCTCGCATTGGTTCAGCACGAGCCAGTGGGCTTTGCCAAACCGGAAGCAGTATGAGAAGTTGCAGCGCTTATTTCAAAGCAAGGCCGATGTGCTAAACAAGACGCATGGCGAGCTGGTTCAAGAGTATGGAGAGCTGAAGCTTGAATATGATCATCTGCGCAAAGATTACGACGACCTAAAAACACAATACCAGCGCTTACGTCGTCCGTTCTTTTTAACTGCCGAAGTCCCATTCACTGACGTTTGGCAATTTGGCTCAGTGCAAACTTATCCTGGTAAGCACCCTTGTGAGAAACCAGCAGACTTACTTGAACATGCTATCACAACAAGTAGTCGAGAAGGCGCGGTGGTCTTGGATGCATTCATGGGAGGTGGCTCTGGGGCGAAGGTTTGTCAAAAATTGGGGCGGGTGTTTATTGGTATCGAGATGGAAGATGCTAGCTTTAATAGCGTTTTAAATCATTTTGAAAACGACGATAAAGCCCCGTGATGGGGCTTTAGTTTTTAAGGTAAGAGCTTTGCGTCATGGTGTCTTCCAGCGTGTCTTTGAGTTGCTGGATAAGCTCTGGGGTAGCATTACGCAGTGCGTCCACTAATGTCGCTGATAACGCTGCAATCTGTTCATCACTAGAGCCGATTGGCTGTAAGCTGATTTGTGGAGAATAGACAAACTCAACTTGTGCCATTGGTGTCTGCTGCGTTGGTTGCGCTGGTGGAACTGGCACCATATTCTCAACCTGTTTTACGTCAGGTGTGTCGTTGAACATTGAATACAGCCAATCACCGACTTGCTCCCCCGCATAAGTACCGCCAATGCCGCCAGCGATACTTCCTGCTGGGCCAGCAATCGTGCCTAATACGCCGCCGCCGAAACCACCAATAATACCGCCAACATCACGCCACAAACCACGGTCGTCACCTGACACAAGGTCAGAGCCAATCAATGCTGCATTGATTGCTGTGCCAACAAGAGGAATGCGCTTGCCAAAACGGCCTGCGGATTTAAGCACGCTGCCAATGCCTTTGGTTGCTGATGTGGCTTTTGATATGCTTTGGCCCTGCTCAACAACACTGGCAGCGACATCTGCAGCTTGCTTGGCACGCTGTGAAATAATGGATTGAGCCGCTTTGTTGCCTTTCCATCCAGTTTTCGCTATATCACCAACATCACTCATACCGAGTAGCTTTTTGACAATGGCACCTCGTTTCTTAAATAGTGCCGCTGTACCAAACGCCATCGCTCCGACTTCTAAAACACCTCCAGCAAAGCCGAATGCGTTGCTATGACCCATGCCTCTCGATATATAACCAGACAAATCATTGATGGCGGTTGCTAGTGTGTCTTGTGATTCAATCAATTTCCCTGTACTTGAATCAATACCCATCTGAATGGCTTTCCCTGCATTAATCCCTTTTTCAGCAGAGGTTTGAACACCAGACGCAACATCGCTAAGACTCACGTCTTTGAGATGCTTATCTGGATTGGACATGGCGTCAGCTATGGCCTTGATACCTTGCGTACCAATATCCTCCGAGTAAATTATACCGCCAGCCATTTCCATTATGGGTTTAACTGCATCAGGCTCTAGCTGCATTGCAGGCAGCATTGATTGCATAAACTCCGCATAAGCCGCACCAACGTCACCGCCAGTCGACATTGTATTTCGGACATTAAACGCTTTTCCTCGAATTAGCTCACGAAGCTTTGGATCTTTTATTGCTTCCACCGCGCCAACAGTCGTTCCTCCACCGACCAGCTTTTCAAACTCACCTGCATCACTGAATCGCGCTTGAAATGCCTCTTTAAACGAATCGCCGATTTTGTCATAGTTCCAAACGCCAGCCTGACGGCCAGCCGTTAACGTTGCGGCAAACTGTTTGAGTGACATCTTGTCGCCGAGCAAAGGCGCGTACTCTGCGAACGTATCCATCAAATCGCCATTTGCGTCACCCGTTGCTTGTCGAATGGCAAAGATGCGGTTTGCAGCCTCCGTTGTGCTAACGTTAAATGCCTTGGCTGTATTGGCAATTGCTCGGATAGTTTCTTGCGGGTCAGCATCTTCAAAGACCTCTTGCATTTGAATAGAGGCCGCAGCTAAATTCATTGATTCTTGCTGCCCTAAACCTTGCTGTGTAGCCATTGCTTGCGCGGTAAATATATCACCCGACGTGGCCCCATATTTGCGAACCAACTCTGAGCGAAAGTTGCGTTGCTCTGCTGACTGGACATCGGTCAAGTCCATACCCGTTCGAGCCGAATACAGCAACTCGTTTTTGAGCATGTCATTGCCTCGGTACAGTAGCGTGCCTGCGGCTGCTGCACCGCCTGCCACCAGACTCATTTTGTCACCAAAGGTCTTGACTCTATCTTGAGCACTACCGAGTTTGTTGACCTGCTGCGTTTGCTCTTTGATCGCATTGTTGGCTTTATCTATCTGAGCCTTCAATTTGCTCTCATCACTAGCAAGATTCGTCACATCCAATCCTGCATCCGTCAGGGACGACTTCAAGCGGCGTATGACGCGCTCGTGTTCACGAGTTTGCGCTGTGGTATCGCGTTCCTCTTTTTGTAGCTGCTGGAGCGCTTTTTGCTGACGCTTATACTCGTCCGTTTCACCAGATTCCTTCTTTAGTTTTTTGAGGGCATCTTTCTGCTTTTCAATAGCGTCCTTGACGTCAAGTTGCTGCTTCTCCAACTGCTCCAATGCAGTCTTGGATTTGTCGTATTGACTGATATCGCTGGTGGTCTTTTGTAACCCTTTGACTTCTTTCTCCAGCTTTTTAGTGCTTTCAGTGATGGCTTTGGATTGATTAGAGAATTCGTCTTGAATGCCAACGACCAGCTCCAATGCATAACCGCTACCGTTTTTGCTTATTGACATTGTTATATCTCTCTATCATGTAGGCCATCTCAGCCCACGTCATATCCATTAGCTCAGACGCTGAAACTATCCCTGTTCTGCGATGAATTAGCGCTTCAAATGCTGTATCAAAAGCGCTCTTGCTCATCCGAGCAAGGTTTAGTTCTTTCCCATCAAATACGCCACGTTGGTGTAATCACCAATGCCCATGTGATCGAGTAACGTATCAGCGCCAACTGCCACCATTGAACCTTCAACCAGCTTGGCAGATTTAACAATGGTCTGCTCCTTTCCTGACTTGTCAGTCTCTGTGACAGTCTCCATCTCAAGTGTACCGAAGCCACAAATCTGAGAGGCTACAAACGCACGTACCGCGTCAGCCAGCTCGATATCGAACATATCAATACTAAAGCGCACAGCGTTAACACGGTCACGAACGACGGCTTTACGTTTACGCACTACTGCATTTACGGTCTTACCTTCTATGTTAATGGGTGTCGTTAAGGGGCAAATGTCATGGTCAACAATACACGTTGCGATGAGTTGGTTTGTTAGCTCTGGAAGCTTTGATTCGATTTGAGTGTCTGATGGTTTGTTTGTGTTTTCAGTTGTCATAATGGACTCCTTTTGCGTTGTTTAAATGGTATTTAAATACCATTTAAAAACGGTCATTAGCCGCAAGCAAATAACCTCATTTAGTAGCATGGCTCCATCAAATTTGGAGTTAACAATGCTACCTAAAGTCTTACGTCAAGATATTCGCATCAGAACGCTATCAACACTTACAACAGAAGAGTTCAACTCTCTGCGAAGCGTGATTAAGTATGTAAATATCATGGATATTGATAATGTCCATGAGTCATTTCTGCCGTGGCTGGCGTGGTGGTTTCGCGTCGATGCATGGGATGATAACTGGAGTGATGCAAGAAAGCGTGAATCTATTTCAAGCGCTTTAATACTGCGCAAGTATAAGGGAACAATCTGGGCCGTCGAGCATGCGCTTGAGCTATCACTATTTGACGCTACTGTCGTGCCTTGGTATGCCATGCTCCCAGAAGGAGAGCGAGGTACGTTTCGTATAGATGCGATGCCAAGTAGTAGTCGAGGGCTCACTGCGCAGTCTGATTACGATACGTTCATTTTGCTCACAGAAAGCAATAAGCAAGCTTCTCAACACTGGATAGGCAATATTAAACACGACCCTAGTTTGGGGACCGCATATGCAGCGCCAGTCATTCGAAGTCGCAAACGATGGACCTCAACAAATACCGTTCCACTGCATGTCGCAGGCATCGCCATATCTCCGACGAGCATAATCGTCTACGAAGGAGAGCCAGCAAACGTATCTGCCACTGTTCAAATGAGCGATGGTTCAACAACTCATGATGTTCGCTTCGAGTCCAGTGATACCTCTATCGTCACCGTTGATGAGGCTGGTCTGGTTTCATTTGCTGGTGAAGGTAATGCCAGTGTTTATGCCATCTCTACATTCAATAACATTTCTCGCGCCGAATGTTTGGTTGCATCTCATGTGGCTGTAGTCCCTGTGTCTGTCGTTATTTCAGGCATTCCTGAGTCACTCGCTCCTGGTGATGCAGGACGATTAACAGCGGCGGTTTTATACAACGACAGCACATCCGCTAGCTCTCTTGATGAACCGAGTGTAGTTAGCTGGCTCAGTTCAGAAGAATCCATCATTACTGTTGATGCGAATGGTAATTACAGTGCCGTAGCATCTGGCTCAGTGACAATAACAGCCACTTCTACAGAAGACGCAGACATCAGTGATTCAGTCACTCTTGAGTCTATCGAAGATTATGAACGATTTTCAATCGTCGTGGGTGAAGGGTATTTCGGAGGTGATTCATTAACATCCGTGGGTGTGTTTTTATATTCACCAGACCATCCAGAATACACCGATACGTATGGTGAATTTTCGTCAGAGAGTTGGCCAGCGGGTGAACCAGTTGAATATATTTATAATAAATCGCAATTTATCTGGAGGCGTCGTTCATCTGATGTTGTGACATATTTTAGCTCACAGGCGAAATGGCCCAAATGGCGCGATTGGGACGGAGTAACAATAACATTAACTCATGAATCAGAAAGCATTAGTCAGAGTCTGACGTTCGGTAACTATTACATAAAAATCAGTGACGAGGGCATTCCTGTTCATGATTTTCTGACTGCAAGAATAGGACAAACCGTTGATGTCGAGCTAAGTGAATACGTCGCAACAGCAGAAGAAAAAGCTGCTGCTCAACTGCACACTATGACGTTACTAAACGAGTGACGCCTAAGCCTCATAAAAAGATAAACAGGTAAAACAATGACTGCATATTTTTCATATGTTACCGATGTCGGTATCAGCAAAATCGAAACAGCCTACAACGCTGGGGAAACTATCAACTTAATTGAGATGGCAATTGGTGACTCAAATGGCGCATACGTTGAGCCGAACTCGGCATTCACTGAACTAGTGAATGAGTTTGCGCGAGTAGCGATTAATGACGCGTCTACAGAGGGACACTTGATTCATGTTATTTCCTACATCAAACCCACGGCAGAGACAGCAGAAAAGACGCTGCGCGAATATGGCATTTATGATGAAGATGGCGATATGATTATCTATGGCGCGTATCCAGAGTCTCTTATTCCGAGTTTAGATAGTGCCGAGTATCTACAACTGGAAGTCGAGAACATCACAGAGCTAGAGAACGCTGATGTTGTGAATGTGACAGTGAGTCCTATTGTGCCTTACGCAACCGAGACTGAAGCAGGCATTGCCAAAATCATCAATGACGATGATGTTGAAGCTGGCGTTGATGACTCTAAAATTCTGACTATTTCAAAGATGCTTAAGCGTGTCGCAACTAGCGTTAAAGCAGGTGTAGCACGATTTGCAACCAGCGCAGAAGCTATCAACGGCGCTGACACTTCAGTGATGTTGAATCCTAGCTCTAGCTTGGCTTTGTTAAAGTCTCGCATTTCAAGCGCATTAGACGGCACGAGAACGGATTACACTGCAAGTGAATATGCACTGAGCCAAATAAACACAAAAGCAAGTAACGCTCAAAGCACAGCGGATAACGCAGTAAATTTAGCTAACGCCGCACAAGACACTGCCGATAATGCGACGGACTTGGCCAATGCAGCTCAAGACGCTCTTGATGCTTTCAAAGCCGAAGACAACCCATTTCCTCAGTATCTACACAATGACGAACATGCTACGCAAGCACAAGCGGAGGAAGGCTCTAGCGCGGGTGTTTGGATGTCACCGCTTCGTACTGCGCAACACTTTCTATCGAAGCTGTCCGATAAAATAGATGGAACCAGTCATGAGTTAGCCGCTTCCGAGTATGCTCTTGGTTTGGTGAACGCAAAGGCTCAAGAAGCTCTTGATGATGAAAAGCTACATTGGGTTAAGGTTGCATCAGGGAGTTGCTCTATCCCTTGGAAGAATGGAACGACAGGAGTACTGGCTGGGACAATAGAGACAGGCTATTCAGTAAGCTCTCGCAAACACTATACAGGGCGATTCAAAGTTAACATTTTATCAAATGGTACTGCTGAATCATCCGATCCAACGAACTGTTGGTGGTCGTTCAAAGGTGAACCTAGAGAAGTGACATATTGGAGAGGCACGCCGCAAGTAGTTATAGATGTGTATGCGTATGGTGCAGGCTTAGTCAGCGGCACTGGAGGTACAAGTTGGGAGTTGTGGGAATTGCAGGCATAA